TGTTAAATTTTTAGGAGCAAGGCATAGTGCCGTTCACGTTTACTATCCAAAAGATGGTTTTATGGGTTGGCATAATAACTGGGATGTCCCTGGATATAATATCCTTCTGAATTACAGTAATGGAGATGGGTGGTTTCATTATCTCAAAGATAATAAAATCGAGAAGATGTTAGACCCTAAAGGTTGGTCTGCCAAAGTTGGTTATTATGGAGACAAATCTGACCCAGTGTGGCATTGTGCTGGCGGTGGTCCAAGAATTACAGTTGGGTTCGTTATTCCAGATAAAAATATGTGGGAAATGATGATAGAGGATATCTCTACTTAGAGCCAATGACCATAAATCGGTCATACTTCTTTTGTCCATCCCACGAGTAATATGTCTGTTCGATTTGCCCTTCATAAAAGGTTTCTTCTAGACCAATCTGATCTTTCAAATCCTCTACTGAGTTTACGCAATTGATTCCATACATTTCTTCAATCACATTACTGTTTTGACACGCAAACACTGCCATCGGGTTTCTTGTAACCAGTTCTTCTAGGGGATACATTTGTTCGGTGTTGATAGCGATTACAATATCTGCATCAATCTTATTGAGGTCGTCAAACGCAAATGGGATATCTAGGTTGTGATGGCGAATCTTGACAAACTTCTCTTGTGCATAGTGTTTATGCATTATCTTAGATATATCTAATGCTTCTTTGTCAAGGTCTACAAGGTGTAATTCACCAACGTCAATATTCTCGCATAGTAGAGGAACGATCGGCATACCAAGCCAAGAGTTTAGAATCAGAACTTTAACCTTTTCTTGCCTTGCGCAATTTTCAAGTGTCTCGATCAACTCTTCAACGAGCCATGATGCTGCTTCCACGTGATTTTCTTCGTAGGACTGGCGTAAGTCGGAAAGTTTATGTGGTGCTTTTTGCTCGATGAAGTACAATGCTTCACCATAGAACTTGAAATTATTTAGAAAATTAGATTTTAACATCTTCACTTTTACCCATAGAGTCAAATAAACAGATATACGGCAGTTCTCGATACACGTGTTTCTCAATATCTTGAGGATAGATATAACCTTGGTTGAAACTATATACCCAACCAAAAGGGAACAGTTTCATAGGAATTACGTGTTTATCGCAAAGGAAGTTATCGATACCGCGATAATGCCAAGTAATCTGCTCTTTGTATTTATTGAAGTAATCCCACAACTTCTTGGAATCGAAACTGTCATTCCAGCGTAACACGCTTGAGTTTATATCGCTAAATTTATGTGGAACGTGTTTGGTTTCCTCGCGCATGGTTTCTATATCGTGCCACCAAGTCTTTACAATCCCCAAGCAATCCTCTGGCTCAAAATTCTCAAACGCTGTTATGTCGTGTTGAATGAGGATATCTAGATCGAAGAAGAGTTTTTCTCCTTCCTGCTCAACCAGAGGAGAGAACAAATACATCTTGTTCCACCATTTTTGTAAGTCATTATCTTCTGGTATGAGTATGGGTTCAATGAATTCTTCAAGACCAGTCGGGTCGTCTGTGATGCAATACATTTTACGTTCTGCTTCAGGGAAATCTGCTGCAATATCGTAAGCGATCTTATTGACATAATCAGAGGAATACTTATCTCCCCACTTCACTGTGTATATATTCATCTCCAATGTTCCAGTAGTCTTGGGTCTGCCAATTCGTCTTGTTTTGTTTTGCCTCTAGATCCATCTTCAAATGGTAAAAGGTCTACGTTGAATACACAGAGAATGCAATTTTCTCTATAGATTCCCACGTTCAAATCATCTTCATCCCAAGAGCGTCCACGGTTATAAGAGTATGCCATCCAGCTTGGGAAATAATCCCACAACTCTTTCCATCTCCAGCTGTGGTAGTTATCAGAGCCGTCTGTGAATGTAAACCAAATCTTTTCTTGATGCTTCAATACATCTTGCCATATAGGTTCACACTGGTCGTCGCTCCAAACCTGACAACTTCNNAGTTTGAAGCGACGAGTATCCATGGGTCTTGGGTCTTGCCACCAAGAACGCATCTTGGTCGGTTGCTCCATATTGTGAGTGATTATTGGTGTTAGATCGTTTTGAATGATAACGTCTAAGTCTAGAAAGACGAACCGCCCGTGCGGTTTATCGTCTGCGAAATTATGGGTATTAAAAACGAAAGTCTTTGGGCGATCCCAGCAACGAGCCATTCCGTACTTAAAATCATCTTTACCAAACCAATACTTAGGATGAATATCAGGAATATCTGGAAAGGGGATGACCTTAATATCAGACTGAAGACCCACACTGTCATCAGTGTAACAATAGAAATTAAAGTCAAACTGATCAGGGCAGTGACGACGAGCCATGTTACATAGGCGATTGACAAAGTGTGCACCATACTTTGTGCCCCATTTAGCACATACAAAGTTTACTCTCATAACCATAAATTCAACTTAGGAATAATTAAATTTTCAGAGAATTGTTTGTGCTCATCTTCTGTGGGATGAATACCACCTTCAACATCTTCTAATATCGGTGTATCAATATAATCCACATTATGCTCGTCTAGAAGTTTTTGGAATTTATCAACCCATTCGAGCGGTATAACATCGCGCCAACCAAATATGACTAATGTTTTTTTACTGATATTTTTACAAGATATAATATGAAAAATTAGTTCTTGTAGGTTCTCTGTGAAATCATTTCTACGTGTTTCAGTTTTTGTATTTGGATATAAATGCATACAATCTGATCGTTCTTCACCGTCAAAGATATTTACACTTGTGGGTTTATGTGGAGTATCTTCCCTGAAGTTTTCTTGAATATCTCTTCTATTTGATGTCTTAAATCTTTTATGATACCTAATTGCATATGTTATTTGCCAAATAACAATATCATCTTCATCTATTTCACCGTCAATAACAGCTCTTTGATACCTCTTAATTTGTAAACTGTTACTGCCTCCTGCTTGCGCGTAATTTTTCAACGGAAGGCGAAGTTTGTTTGATGTATAAGCCGACCAGCTACACGTTTCGCCAGTAACGGTAAAACTGCAACCAAATGTAACTAATTTAGGCATCTTCCACAAGTCTCTTTACAAATTTTCAAATGGTCTTTCTTCAGACTATCATTATAACATTCAAAGTCTGCGTTATATACAATGCCCTTCAATGGGAAGGACTTAGCGTTGTTGTATTTAGGATTGTATGGGTAGTCTATTGGATGCAATGGAAAGAGTCTACTCTCTAANNTACTCTCCAAAACATCTCTAGCCACATACGAACAGGGAAACACGTGTCCCTTTGCATTGATGTAAACCATATTGTCGTTTCTGGCTTCACAATCAATAACCCACCTTTCTTCCTTTACAACATTCCTGTATTCTTCTTTTTGTTTAAACTTCTTAATGTTCTCTCTTGTTACAAGTTCTTTTTCCTGCTCAACTATTGGTCTGCCTAGTTTATTGATTATGTGCAAACCAAAATCTAGCGGTGGTTGTATCACCTGTGTGCCTTGTTGCTCAAACCATTCTACAATTTTGAGATAATCTTTACAACGATTAGGTCGGGCGAGTGTTGTGAGGAGTGTCACGTATTCAGGTGTGTCAACAAAGATACGTTTCACATCTTCTAGTGTGAGTTCGTCATCTTCAACAAAAAGGTCATTGAATCCATTTTCAGTGTCATTATATTTGTTTGAAAGTTCCAACACAACACGAGTTGGGAACTCTTTGTACATATCATATTTGCCATACCAATGATTGAGTAATACAGAATCTTCTAACTCATCAATTGATATTGAGTTGTCATCACCAGTCACATTCTGATTGAACAGAGAGAGTTTGGCGTCATAATTTGGTTCTTGATAATTGTAACTGTAATACCATTCTTCGGGTAAGAAGTTCCAGAAGGTAGTTCCAGCTGGTCGTCTCCATTGATGGTAGTTATCAGATCCTTTGTAAAACACTTTGAACACATCAGGGTTGTCCACAACATCTTGGTATATTTTCTTCGGTTGATCAGACCACCAAAGCATACAACTGGAGTTGAAATATGTTCCGCGAATATCTCTGAATCTTCTCTCTTTCAGTTGCCCCTTGGGTTGCCAATGAGAATATAGAATGTGAGGTTTGAACGCGAGGTCATAAAACTCATCAATGGAATTTTGTATGATAACGTCTAGGTCGAAATAGCAGAATGGTCCAATCTCACCGAGCCACTCTTGGGCATTGAACAATAGAAACTTAGAACGATCCCAGCAATAGTTCTCCTCGCCAAACCAATACTTCGGATGTAGAGGTTCAACATCGGGGATAGGGTGAATATTTACTTCTTCCCGAATCCCATCGGGTTCATCTGTGAAACATACCATTCTAAATTGATTGACATAGTTCGCGTCAATCATACCATAAAGGTTATTCACATACTCTGCAGAGTATTTATCACCCCACTTTATTGTTAGAAAAGTGAGTATAGTAATCAGTCCTCAAATCAAAATTATGTCGATCCTGACCATTCAACAAACAAATTGTTGGGTCGGGTCTATATTTTCTACCGCGTGGACTTACATCCGTTTTGTGGTCAATTCCATACATATAAGAGTATAACACTCCTTTATCATATGTTTGGAATTTGTCTTTATGTTCGTGGAATAAGTATTTATCGTC